AACAGGCTGCTTATATTAAACTGCGTGAAATTTATGTGCAGATGTTCCCTGACTCTAGGCGTGTACCTAAAAGTGTGGATGTTTTGATTGATAAAATTAGTCGTGAGTCTGGTATGTCACGCCAAAATATTGCTGAAGTGCGTACTTTGACGGAACGCTTGAAAGTGGTGCAACAGCAGATTGCTGATACACCACCTGATGCTGGTCAGATTATGAATGACCTTATTGACACTGAAGCGTATCTTGTGCAACAGATTGATGGTTTCTCAACTTTGGGTGATGTTCGTTTCGCTGCTGATTATAGCGAAGATGGTTTTATTTATGGAACCTATGATGATTTGGTTCCACGACAATTTGACCCTGACCTTGACCCTATGCCAAGGGTTGTCTCAACCCGACCTATGGTTGCTGGTGATGAGAATATGACTATGGATGACATTATGGCTGCCCATAATGCGTTTATGCAAGACGGGCGTAGCGTTGCTGCGCACGCAATCCCTAATGATGTGATTCACGATATGCGTAAACCAGAACATTATTATGACTTCTGGGACCCTGAAGGTGGCGTTGGTGAAGCAGTAGGTTATGCACTATCTAGGTCAGGTATAGACACTGAAGGTGTGTTCTTGACGGCGTGGGATGATGTTCTGCGTGACGGTGCTACCGACCCTATGTTTGAACAGGTTTATCCTGCTTTGGATGATTTGATGACTGTTGTTGGTTCTATGCACGCACACCAGTTTGAACTAGGTGTTGTTGATGATGATTTCCTTGTTGAAGCATTTGACACTATTCGTGATACTTTTGTCCACGCAGCAGCAGACCTTAATTTAGAGAACGCCGACCAAGTCGGTGTTCAAATGATGAATGACTTTATGAGGGCTATGGCTGAAGAAGGAATGGAACAATCAGGGAAACCCCTGCTTGTTCCTAGCCGTGTAATTTATGGCTTGGACAACCCAATGGCTGAAGATTCGTATTCGTTGATTCTTCCTGACAGGTTTTCCTATGTGGGTCAGTACGGCAAAGAAAGTGTGGATAACACTTTGGTTGACGGAATGATGAGTCCTGTGTTTCCTGCTAGTGACGAGTTTGTTCAGTCTATTGCTAATTCAGATTATGTTTCTGCTTCTCTTGGGGCTGTTGAAAAAATGGATGAGATTGCTATTGCTGGTCGTCAAATGCAGGATGCTTTGACGGCTCGTGAGGTTGCTGTCGGTGAGGCTAGGTCTGTTGGTGGCAAGATTGGTTCTGTTAAGCGTGAGGCTTCCCGTCGTGTCCGTGAAGCAGAAGTTGCTTATAGGCAGTACGAAAACTTTGGTACTGTAACCATTCCTTATAAGGGTAAAAAGATTGAAGTTACTCGTGAAAAGGCTATTAAGATTCTTAACGAGAAAGAAACGAAGGTTACTGATTTAGTTGCGAACCTTGAGGTTCGTATAGGTAACATTGGTAAGGCTGAGGCTGAAAAGTTAAACCTGAGGAAAGCCGTTCAGGAAGAACGACTTTCTACTTTGTTTAATCAACGCAAAGTTTTGGAACGCTGGACTGATGAGACTGGTGTTGCTATGCAACAGGACATTGATTTGTTGCGTCAGGCTATCGCCACAGACCCCCCTACAGGGGCTGCTGGCACTATGTCTAGGCGTTGGGCTGATGATGTTCGTGACAGGATTAACAACATTCAGGGTCTTGGCAATACTCCTGAGGCTAAAACTTGGGAAAAAGTTGTGAAACAACTTCACGCCGACGAGGCACAACTTGCTTTTTTGGATTCTTATTTGATTCCATATTCTGATGCCGTTCTTTCCAAGGCTATTGACGGTTCTCTCGGTGGAACCCTTGTTGATGATTTTACTGATGGTTGGGTAAAACTTGGTGAATCTTTGGGTGTTGAAGTTCCTAAAGATTTTTATGATATTGCCAGACCACAAATTGATGCGTTAAGGAAGAGGGCGAATAGAGGACCAGTTACTCGTGCTATTTCTCAGTATCACGCTTTGTTTAAACAGCAGGCAACTATGTCTATTGGATTTATGATGCGTAACGCTATTTCTTCAACCTTTATGAATTATGTTGCTGGTGTACCAGCAACAACCATATCTAGGGGTGTTACGGCTATGCAGGCGTTGCGTAAGCACGGACCTGAGAAGTGGCTTGATGAACTTGGTATTGTTGACCCTGTGGTTCGTGATATGTATGAATCAGCACTTCGTGCTGTTGATTCAACAGGTCGTGGTATAACTACTGAGATTGCTATGCAACCTGTGGTTAAAGGTGGTCGTGCTGCCGATGCTTATAATAAGGTAACAAACAACCCTATTACACGGTTCTTTGGTAAGGGTAACGACATTGTGGAACAATCTGCTCGTTTCCCAATGGCGTTGGACACGCTGGAACGAGGATTGTCTTATGATGAGGCTATCTACCGTATTACACGCTACCATTTTGATTATAGCGATTTGTCCAAGGTAGATGAGAAAATGCGTGCTGTAATTCCGTTTTGGATTTGGACTACACGCAACATTCCTTTGCAGATGACTGAACAAATTTATCGCCCTAAGGCTTATGTTCAGTATGAAAACATTCGTCAGCGAAACCCTGTTTCGGCTGACTTGATTATGCCTGCATATTTGCGTGAAGGTGGACCTATGGGGCTTAATAAGGAAGGTTGGATTTTGAACCCAGACCTTCCCCAGACAAGATTAAAGTCATCTGCTGCTCAGTTATACAATCCAAGTCGTTTGGTCGGTATGACATACCCTGAAATTAAACTTCCATTAGAAATATTTGCAAACAAACAGTTGGCTACGGATATTCCGTTTACCGATAAATATGATGAGGCTAAAGGCATAGACAAACTGGCTGCTTTGCTGTTGGAACGAGTGGGCGTGGGAACACGCCGTGACGCTGAAGGAAAAATAGGGTTGGCACCTGCATTGTCATACGGAATTGGTAACGCAATTCCTGTGATTGGCAAAGTGGAACGCTTAACTGGTGGTGTTGCAGGTGGTAAGTCCTCATATGGGGAACGAGCATTGAGTAGCCTTTTAACAGAGATTGGTGTGCCTGCAAGGAAGGTTGGTCCACGCCAACAGCGTGGAGAACTAATTAACCGTAATTTCACTATGGCTGACTTCATTAAAGAATTAACCCGTACGGGCGACATAGCAAAGGAACCATAATATGACCGTAAACACAACAGAACAATACAACTGGCAGAAAGCCACAAAGATTGACCGTGCTAGATTTGGTGGCAAGGCTAGTCCGAATGTAGAAGCCTATAAAGATTACCTACTAAAGCGTTACGGTGGCACTAGCGTGGGGATTGTGAACAAGCGTGAAGTTCGTGGTGGTGGTTCATTGTCCACGCATTATTATGGGGCTGCGCTAGATTGGCGTTACCCTTCACGAGCCGTAGGTGTTAAAGCAATGAAAGACCTAGTGGCTAATTCTGCACAGTATGGTGTGCAGATGATTGTAGATTATGTTGGTGGAACCATTTGGACACCAAAGCGTGGATGGAAAAAGGCTGAACCTAACTCACACGGTATGGGTCAGTCGTGGGCTGCGTGGATACACATTGAGACTACTAAGTCAATGTGGGGAAATAACAAAGCGTTATCTACTCGGAATCCAGTTTAAGTTCATCCATAATCTGTTGAACTATAAAACTGTAGTTCTGCATACACGCACGGATAGCGTCTGCATCACCTAGTAGGGCTTGTATCCATTCGGCTGTCATCTCTTCGGCTGCCAGCCTGCTGATGTGGAACTCTACGATATAACCGACTTTGGAGTTGGAGATTGTTTTGGCGAATGCCATTTCAATCTCTTTCATATCTTCAGGTTTGAAATCTTCTTCATTCACTTTTGGCTACCCCTTCATAAACTTTGAGGGCATTCCAAACTTTACGCCAAGTTTTCAAATCGTTCGGGTCATCTTCAAGTAGGTCTAGTACATACGCTAGTTCGTGCGCTACGGTTTCCCATTTAACTTCCGACAACGGATTACGGCTGGATGGGTGTTTCTGTTTGCTTATGAAATAATCACTTGTTTTTTTCAACTCTTGATTTTTCCACTGCTCGTATTGATTTTTGCACATTTTCTATGTCACTTATTCTTGCGTTGGGAAGTCCGTAGGACTTCGCTTCTTTCACTAATGTTACTAGAAGAATCTGCAATTCTTCCAAGTTTGTCATTTTAATCCTCTTCGTCATCTTCTTCTTCATCTTCCAGTGGTTCACAATCACCGTGGTAATCGTGCCAGTCACACCAGCGACACGGCTCTTCTGAGGCACTGTGGCATCCACAAGAACCGTAAGGGTTCTTGTGTCCACCCTCACACATATTAGTCCAATGAGCCATTACTTATCCCTTAGGTGTTGCATATCGGGATGTTCCATAATTTTCTGTTTTAGCCTTTCCATTGCTATTTTCGTCTTACGCCAAGCGTGCGACTTTGCTTTTATATTTAGATTCTTTGCCAGTTCTTCGTATGTTGTACGGTCATAAAAGATTTCGTACAACACACGCTGGTCCTCTTCGTTTAGCGTGGACAAACACTCGGTAACTATATCAACGGTTTTCCAGTTTGTCTCCGAAACTTCGTTTTCATATGCGAATGGCATCATTAAGATTTCCCATTCGCTTGAGTTTTCGTTTAGTTTTTTGCGTGGGTCATACTTCATCATAATTTGCGTTTGTCATAACATCTAACACATCTTCGGGTAGCAGCAGGAATCCTCGTGAGGGGTTTCCACTGCGTACAGCAAAGTTTTGCATTGTTTTACGGTTGTACTTGTCAGGGTTTAGTTTCAGATATCGTTTCAATCGGGGAACACTTATAATGTGGAAAGCACCTTCGCTGCCGTTTAATGTTAAAACATAAACCCACCACATTGCTTTCGTCACATTTAGTCCTGACTTTTCCCAAATAGCCTTGCCGTCAGCGTCTTTGCGTAGCCTCGGATTATGTTCCATCTCCAAGACCATCTTGCCATTACGGTATCTGTCGGTTTTAACTTCAAAAGCACCAGATTCCATTGCAGAGAGGAACTCGGTAACCAACGCTTCACCCTTGTGACCAAACTTAAGGTCGTCGTGAAAGTTAAACTTTTTCGCTGGAATATCATAATCTGAAAACTTTCCTTTCGGTGGGGGTTTGTCGGTCATTTTTTCCAAGCCTCCACATAATGGACTTGCTTGTCATCTGTCCACGCCACTCCGTTTAGACCATCCATCAAAGTTTTCAGGTAGTTGTCTAAATCGCCACGAAGTTTACTTGGTGGAACTTCATAATCTAAAACTGTTACTTCACAACCTTCGGGTGTGAACTCAATACGCATCTGCACTGGACCTTCAAACATTGGTCCGTCAGACATAGCCCACGCACCTGCGATGCGTGCCTCGGCTTCAAGAGTCTTTTCAGGCGTGAACACACGACCTCTGCGACCTAATCGTGGGCGACCCTTAGGTACAGGTCTGCCCTCTATAATGATTGTGTGTTGCATAATGCCACCGTTCTAGGTTGTATAAACCCGTTGAACAAGTTTATCAATCTCTAGTTCCATATTTGGGCGTAAATGGTATTTACCCCAACGCTGGTCAGCAGACATAATCACAATCTTGGTTTCACTAGGGTGCAGTCCTGACCTGACTAGTTCGTGAGCAAGGCGTGCAAGGGTTCGTGAACGGTCATTGTTAGGCAATGGACCGTCACGCCATATGACATAAGCCAATGGTGATACACGCTTCATAATCTCTTTGAAGTCGTCAGATTCAGGATGGTCTGTGACCATACTGAAGTCAGGTTGTGGTGGCTTATAATAAGTTGCCAGACGAGCAATCGTGTCTGGAGAATTAAGGTTGGCTTCTGCCATATCTAGGAACTGTTCCAACGCTACGGCTGTGCCGTCTGCGTTGATTATACGCCGATTAGCCTTAGACATATCTGCATAGTTCGGATATGGAAGTCGCACATAGTTGCCGTACTGCATTATGGATGTGAGTTGCTCCTGCTTAGGGTTCACCTCACGAGCAGGGTAGTCTGCAACCTGATGCGCTGCGAGCATCATACGACGCATATCGCTAGCAAGCACTGGCTCACTAGCAAACACCCAACAGTGGTAACCTTTGCTACGAGATTTCTCTACGAATGCGTGGACACCACCAGCCTCTAAGGCTTCTCGCAGATTGAACGCACCAGTCATATCTTCTATGTCAATGTCCGAGCATCCCCATACGGTGTACCAGTCGCCTTTGAGTGGCACCATTGGGTACACACCGATAGGTGTGTCACCTGACAGGTGAGCGTCAAACACTTCACGAGTCAAAGGCATCTTTATGCATCCACCTGTTTCTGAGCCGTAAACATCTCCACGACCACGAAACAGTTTTATAAATCTATCTGTTGTGTTCATCAGTAATCCCAATCGTCAGCGAGAACTAATTGTTCAGGTTCAGGTTCAGACAATGTCGGTATCGTGCCTAGATGCCCTGTGGGTAGCCGTGTCAGACGACCTGTGCCTTCTTCAATCTCAAAGTCCACATCATCCATAAGTCTAGATGAGGGGCGTTTACATTTGACAAGGTTGATTGTGACCGTGTTTTGGTGGATACGCAAGTCATAACGCAACGCATCCAGCCGTTCCAGCAGGCGTTCCGTTTGGTTAGACTTATCCAGTCGTTCCTCTAATTCACGGATGTGGTTCTCAATCTCAAACTTCTTACGGCGTACACCTATAATGTGGGTCGCTTGTTGCTCGCCACCATAGGCACCTGATGAGATTGTTTGCTTTTTGCCGTCTGCACCAGCAGTACGGCTAGATTGATGCAACACAATCATAGGGATATTATGGCGTTTACCGAACGCTTTTATGGTGTTCGCCTTAGACGGAATGTCCTCGCCTCCACCACTGAGCAAGTCCAAGTAGTCAAAGACAAGCAACGAGGGTTGTCCCCACATATCACGGATTTCACCAAGTGCTTGTTCCATTTCGTTGAGGGTCATCATTTGGTCAAAGACAGCCAACTGAGGAAACGATTCGTTTGCTGTTTCACGAAGCAACTTGATTGCTTCGGGGTCGTTGTCTGCGATACGCATTTCCAGTTCGTGGGCATCTATGCCGTGCATAATGCAGGTCAGTTTTATGAGTGTCAAGGTGCGTGGTTCGTCAGGGCAGAAATATACCACAGGTAGATTTCTGTTTGCCAACAGGATTTGTAGAAGCAACATAGTTTTACCTGAATGGCTATAACCGTTTATCATACATAACTCTGATGGGGCTATGCCACGCATCTCGCTATCTAAATCAGGGAAGCCTAGATAGACTCGTTCGTTTGGGTTTTGCGCCCAATGAACAAAGTCGTCGGCAGCGACTTCCAGTGGTTCATAATAATGTCGTTTTTTTGAGGCGTTAGACACATCAGGCGTGGCGATTATCTCGCCACGCCCAAGTGCGTTCCAACGCTCCGAGTAATTCGGAGTCATATTGTTCCTTTGTTTTTAGTTATGCGCCACGAGGCGCCCAAAAGGCATCGTTACCTGTGGTTGATTTGAACCAAGGTCGCTTTGGGTTTGCACCGAGAGTGTCTCGGTTGTCCCACACTTCACTCACACCTTTGACTGCACAAGCGTCGTTCAACCAAGCAGGAATTGGTCCGTGTTGCTTGCCCTTGATGCGAACTTGGAAACCAGTCGCTGTCGGGGTTGGTGCTGGTGTAGCAGAAGGAAAAGCCTGTGTGAACGCTTGTTCTTCTTGCTGTGGTGATTCTGCGTGTGGTGCTTCAGCATTGCTGGAGGCAATGCCTTGGCTTGTCAGAATAATGTCACATACCATTTCGTATGCCTCTGTAAAGGCAACGATATTAGCGTTGACATCATCTCCTTTCGGAGTCAACTCTGACGCAATTTTAGCGCATACTTGCATAATGATGGATTGGTCTTTACTGACCATTGGTACACCTCCTTGGTGTGGTTGTCGTTGATAACGATATCAGATGTAGAGACAAGAATGTCACTACGCCTCAAAAATTTCTATAGACGGTGCCTGTAAAGGCAAACGCAATGCTTGCTCGGACAGGAAGTTGCCTTTGCATAGCGACCAGTATGGACACCATTTGTCCGAGCATAACGCGCTTGTGTCGTTCATAATCCACGGACCTTCCATAACGCCGATACGCAACGCCATAAGAATGGCAGGCTTCACGGTGTGCATCAGCCAACGCTGATGTTCTGCTGTGCGTTCCAAATACACAATCTGTGATTTAGGTTTGTCTTGCCGAACCATAACGCCATAACGGAAATCAACAGGGTAACCTGTTTTCAACTGTTGAACAAGCGCAGCAGCATAAACAGTTGCCTGAACACTTTGTGACTGTTTCTCTTTCGCATAATACGAACGAGATGCTGTTTTCCAATCCCAAATCACACCGTTAGGTTGAACATAATCCATAGTGCCTTCGCACCAAACACCCCAATCGCCAACAGTCATCCCAAGTGGGAACGAGAATTTATATTCCACATCCCCACCGAACTGGACTTCAGGCATAATGTCATCAGTGAAAGCCTTAGCCATACTGATGATATGCTGTTCACCCTTTTCAGGGTCAAGGTTTGTCTGTTTATACGGTTGTTCTTTTAGTTCAGTCCAATGTTGCAAAGCAATATCAGCCATTTCGGTGGGGTTAGCCCCACCGAGAACCTGCTCAATACCATAATGCAGTGCTGTACCCATAATGGTTGCGTCACTAGCACCAGACATATCTGGCTTCGCCAATTTGAATCTAGCCCTTTCAGGGCAGATAATCAAATCGTTCAGCCACGACTGTCTAACATACACAATACCTCGTGTGTAATCAAATCTCATATTGCATTCTTTCTTGTAAGGGTTGTCCTAATACAATAACAATAATACACGGACAAATAGCAATAGTTACTATTCTGTCTTTGCATTATATTTATTGACCATTCTATTTCTATATTTAGATACACTGGATGAATGATAATTCACTTCAGGGTATCTTTCTTTTACCATTCTAGCAATAACAGCACCACCAAGGGTCGTGTTACGGCATAAATCGTGGAAGTAATCACGGGCAGGATTGTCCGAGCCTACAAGCCGTTTACGGCGTTCATCCCAATACCTTCGTATGCCACGCACAACCTCCAAAGTCAAACCTGACTGGCGAGCCAAATCATTGAAGTTCAAATTCTCCTTTTGAAACAACACATCCAAATGGTTCACATCATCATAATTCCAGCCCTTACCTGCTTTAGCAGTAGTGGCAGCATCCATAAATTCCTCAGCAGTGACACCGATATGTAGTAGAATTTCCACAAGGGTTGTATCAAACATATCCATACAATACTGAACACATTCACGAACCTTCCCCCACTTCTCATACGCCGTATCAGATTCGCCATACACAAGACAAGGAACATCATCTAAATGTTTAGCCGTATAACCAGCCTTTTGACCGTCGTGATAAGCGTCATAAAACTTGACCATATCCTCAAAATAGGCAAGGGTTGTCTGATTGTTCCAAGGGGCAGAGTAGCCCCTGAGGGCTACCAGTTCTTTCCCCATAAACAAATCATCTACGCCATTCCTGACGCACTGTTCCAACGGTGGCAAGGGTTGTGTGATTATTACATCACACAAACACGCCTTATCGTGTGTGGCTACGCCACATCCTAGTTCTGTTTCCATAATTATTCCTATTCTGTTGTTGCTTCTTGTTTTACTGGTGGCTCAAAGCCTTCCATATATGTGATTTTTACAGGGCGTGGATGAGAACTTGTATAGTAATCCTTTTTAGGTTTACCTAAACGAACTCTCTTACGCCTACGGCGAAATCCTGTTGCCATAACTGCTCCTATTCCTCGTTTGCTTCTTTGCTTGTCATAACCTCACGGACAAGATACCCCAAGGTATCCATTCCTTCAATAGCACAACAATGTTCTAGCATTTTCCAAACACCACTAGTTTGAACTAGTTCAATGTTCTCATCCGTAACATCATAACCGTTATCCTCAAGCACATCCACAATGTCTGCTTTGGTGAAAGCGATAACACCCCAATTCAACTTCCGTTTTATTGCATAAAACAATTCTACGGCTACTGCTTCAGGCATATCCTCCATAATAAATGGTACATTTATGTATGTCATTTTATTTTCCTTTCTTGTAGTTATTCAATTGAATAACATTATCTGTTGTTTCGGGTTCTACTTCGTCGGATAAAACTACCCCACCTTCGTCGCCTTCTGTCGTAATCAGGTCGTCGCAGAACACTGCCCAACCATCAGGCAAGTCAGCAAGCAACTGCACTAGGTGTTGCTTTATGCACATATCTATGAAGTGCTGTGGTGTAACATCATCAGGATGTTCAACTGTTACCAATAGGTATTTTCTCATTTTGTTTTCTCTTTCTTTACCATTTCCATAATTGTAGAACCTTGTCCCTTGTGATTAGAACACGCAGGGGGAAAGGTCATCTTGACAAACACCTCAATGGTGTTTGCACAGCGTGGACAACGCCAAGTGCCAGCCTTGTGGTATGTGGGGGGATTACTCCCCCCACGCTTCACGGCTTTCTTGGGTTGCACCGAAGGTGCTTGTTTCATCACTCTCCCTTTTCGTTCAGACGCTGCACAGCGTCGCCAAAGGCTTCAGGGTTCTTAGCCTCAAACGCAATAACTGCTTCCAGCAGTTCATTCAACTTCTTAGCCCACGAATTGGCTTCGTCACGGTCACCACTGCTCATACCACGAACAATGTCCATAATGTCATCATCGGTGCTGAGTCCACACTCAATAGCCATTTGGCAAGCAAGGCTAGACATAACCGAAAGGTTATAAGCGTCTGCTGTTGAAGCAACAAGTTCACCTTGAATAAATTCAACCATTGCCTCAGGAATGTCATAATCGTCACCGTCGTATTCACCGTTAGGTGACAGACCCCAAGTGACGACGACATTGCCGACAAGATTCTGCTTGAACAACGCAGTTGCAAGGTAGTTGTATTCCAAGTCAGTGAGCAAGCCAATGTCGTTGACATAACCGAGCAAGGCAACATCATCACGACCAAGGTCGGTACGGACAACATCAAAAGCACCACCTACGGCGTTTTGCAAATCCTCATAGTTCTGAAAGAAAAAGGGTTCGGGTTCAACATTGCTACCTGTAGGTAGGAACATTCCAACTTTAATTGACATAATAACCTCCAGTTATTATTTAGGGTTTAGGGTTCTGGTCACTGTATCGTACCATTCCCACTTCGTTAGGAATGGTACGACACAGTATCTTGCTTTTTAGCGTTGGGGGTTCGCTAAAATCTATTTAGATTTTTCAATGATTTCATCATCCACTTTATAGTGGATATCCAAGTGTATATTATACACAAATGGAACACAAGGCTAAACGCAATTGCAGGAATCGCATTAGCCCAAAAGACGGATGAAGTCCAATCTTGTAGTGTAAACACTACAAAGAAACTTACGAATACGAATGCCGTTATGGACAACTTGACTTCAAGTTGTGCATTGCGCCGTTCCACTAGTTCTCCAAACTAGTGTAGTCGTACAAAATTGCGTTGTGTTGCAACCATTCCAGTTTCTCGGCAGTAGGAATGTCATTCATAAATGACATCACATCCTCCCAAGCCCAATTACTGATGTTGTAAACAACATCACAACCGAGCATTGGGCTAGGGCTAAAAGCCCATAATTCACCGTCTTTTTTGTAACCTATATAGGTTGGGGTTTCCACTAGCATTATGCTATCTCCTTTGTTTTTGGTGGTTCAGAAGCCAAAATGGCTTGCATATATTGCTTTCTATAGAAAGCAATGACATCTTGTTCCGAATGTAATTCGGTATAGAAACTTGGGCTAGCCCATTGACGCTTGAAGTAATCCCGTGTGGAATCGTCAGGTTGTGCAATGACAAACCGACACAACGAATGGTGAGAACAATCGTTGAAATCAACGATTATGTATTCATCATTTTGTCCTCGCATTATGGCTTTGCCATTCCAATGGTGATACAGCCGACCTTCGTTAGAAGCCTCCTGTATCTCGTAAGCACCTTGCATAAAGTGTCGTTCTACAAGAACGACATCATCACTCGTTTTCATTTTCATTTTCCTTTCCGTTTTGTTGTGTATAACACAACCAACAAACTATGTTGTCATAATAATCCGACCAAGTAGGTTGGTAGTTAGAATGACTATCAGTCATTTCATCATCACATACTGGACATAAGTCCATTTCTTTTTCCTTTCCTTTATTGTCTCTTATACATAAGAGACAAAACCAATCGCCATTGACTTCTTGCAAGTCAAACATAGGTTCACCACATTCATAACAACACTCCGTGTTTGGAAACCTCATCAGTCCACCAACCCTAAGCCTGTAATCGTGGACATAACCCATTCCAATGGGTTATTTGCCAACTCGTCATTGGCATTTTGTAGTTTCTCAACTACAACATCATAATCGGTAAACTTGTGGCGTACCGACCAAAGGTCGGCAGGTGAACCATAGCCAGCACCAACACCCATTTTGTTCGCCAACGGATGCTGTTCCTGCACCGAGAACTGCAAACGACGAAGCATATCAGGATTTGCTAAAGCAAACATAATAGCGTCAATGTCCATAGGTTCTGAACTGTCGTGCAACTTTACCAAATTGGTAAAATGAATCGCCGCACTAGCAGATTCCTCCCACCACAACTCAATGCCGACACCCATTTTATGGATAGTGTCAACGAGGGCTAGAATGGCTACGCCACGATTCAAAATTAGTTGTTGGTCAATGTTCCAAGAACAACTAGCGTTGACAACAATTTTGACAACACGACCCATTCTCGCTTGTGGCTCTTGTACGAATTCCAACATACATTCAGGTTCACCAGTGACGAAACGCCCCATATCCACAACAGCACCACTTGTTTGGTATTCCGTTACAAAGTAACTACCAAAAGCGTCGGTCAAGCGTTCCTCTAGAACGCCAAGCAACTTGTCAACATCAGGTCGCACGGCTTGCCAACCCTGTTGGCATAATTCTACTGATTCAGCAAGTGAATTGCTGTAATTAAACCGAGGGCTAAACGGTTGGTCACTGCCAGTTCTGCTTGGGTTGGGGTTGCTACCAGCAAGGCGAGCATAATCACCAAGCGACTCAAAGAGCGACATAGTGACTTGGTCACCCTTGCCCTCGGCAAGCGTTATGTCCTTGTAGGGTTTTTTGTTTTCCATAATTTACCTCCAGTAAATTAGATAGTGGAATGAATGGGCTATGGTCAGCACCACCCTAAAGGGTGATGCCTTCCATAATCTTGGCTCGTTGGTCATCCTTGCAACCAGCAAGCACTGTAGCGTCAAGAACATCATTGATGTTCCAAACATCCTTGTCACGAAGCAACTTAGCACCCTTTAGGGTGGCACGAGGCGACACAATAACTTTGAGACCATAGGTCTCAACATTGGCACGACAACGACGAACGATAGTTAGCCACTTGCTAGCAAGATTAGCGTCAAGTCCCTTGACGGAATCAAGCATAGCCTGCTCAACATCACTGTCATAACCAACGGTTATGGTGGTGAATCTGTCCATAAATGCTTTATCTAAAGCATTACGACCAACATACTCGGAAGTTGCACCGTTACCAAAGGTATTGGCTGTTGCAATAAGAACGAAGTTCTTATGACGCTTGACCATACCGTCGGGGAAAGCCATAAAGGTGTTGGACAAAGCACTGTTTAGAACAGTGAGAATGTTCGGGTTGCCGTTGTCAACCTCATCCAACAAAAAGACGAAGCCTTTTTCGTATGCCTCTCGGAACTGTGTTCCGACATAATTACCAGTAGCCGACATATAGCCTAAAAGGCTAGCCTCAGTTGACTGGCTAGAGCAAGACTTAGAAGCAAAGTCAAGTCCAAGGGACTTGCTGGCATTCTCGGCAATTGTGGACTTGCCAGTTCCTGCTTGACCTACAAGGTACAAGTGTTCACCGTTGGCAATTCCACTAAGTACCTTAGGGAATTGGTGATGTTGGATTCCATCCAACTTGATGATTTCGTTGTCACTGAGATGTATCTCAGTCACCTTGGGGCGAAGTCGGTCAATAGCAGAACGAAGTTCTGCAACTTGGGATGTTGCCTCGGTCATTGTGGTGAGAGTTGGTGTCAACAAAGTTGACACAATGCTAGCAACCTTGGCAGGGTCAACCTCAGGAACGAAGTCCCCAAGGACTTCGGCAACGACACCACGGAGGATGTCATCCAAACCACCAGTGGAACTGGTGGGCTTGGGTTGTGGTTTTGGTGTTGGTGGCACTGGAATCTCCGATTCTGTGTTAGGTGGTACTGGCTCAAAGCCAGTAGGACTTGGAACAAAACTCCGTTTTGCTACAATGTAAGCCATGTCAATTTCGTCATTTGTAAAATGCATTGGTGGCTTACCAACAAATTTATGTCCCATAAATGACAAGGTAGCCGTTTTGGCGTTCTTGGACAAAAAAGACCAACGGTCTGTTTTGTTAGTGCTACTACCGAATTCTCGGTAGGTCACACGGTTGGTTTCTGTGTCAACAGAAATAATTGTGGGCTTTTTGAGTGCCATTTTGTTTACCTCCTAGGTAAAGAATCGGGGCGATTATGGTCGTTGTGTAGCAACACCACCACTTCGTTAGTGGTGTTGCGACACAACATCTTGAGATGAAACTAGCCAAAGGCTAGGAAACTAGGGCTTCTGCCTCGGTTTTCCATTCGTTGTCGGAATCCAAGAAGTCCATAAGGACTTGTCCAGCGTAGTTCTGCAACTTGCCGAATGAGAATCTGTCTACAGATTCCTTGCCAAGTTGCATAATGTCACGGAACGGTTCGTATTCCTCAACTGAAAAGTTGCCCGACATTCGTAAGTCGGAACGACTTACACAAGCCCAAAAATGCTTCCGTTCAGGTGAGTGATAAACCGACAGTTTGACTCTACGAGTCATAGCCTCGTTTGTCCACGAAAATTCAACTTTTCGTTTTTCTTTAGAAACCGTAAGTTTCGCTTTTGTCTCTAGGGACATAATTACCTCCAGTAATTATCTTGTGGGTGGATGATGTATTTCCTACTAATTAGTAGGAAAGAAAAGCGTTGTTTTCAACGGTGTATTCTACGAATTCCGTAGCAATTACTTCGTAAGAAGCATTGAGGAACAAAACAGTAACGCCTTCGGCGTTATAAGCCTCAACTTCGGTGACTTCGTCACAATACTCAGGGTGGAAGCAAAAACCCCAGTCAATAGCCGACTGTGGAACAAAAATGTCGGAGACATTTTTGATGTCCTGACCGAGCCACTCCGTGGCTCGCTCTACAAGTTTTTGTTGTTGGGTAATTGTAAGGGACATAATTTACCTCCAGTAAATTATAATAGGGATAGTTTCACTACGAAGTAGTGGTGGACAAGCAAGAATTGCACTTGCAAGAACCGTAGGTTCTTGGCACTAGCCTTGCCCCAAGGACAGTAATGGATACTAAGCCAACCACCAAAGGTGGTCTGTATCTGCGATGTCAGCGCAAGCGAGGACAGTAAGGGACACTGAACCAATTCCCGTAGGGAATCCGTGTCTGCGATGTCAGCGCAAGAACGGTAAGAATGCTTACCGTTTAGTCGTGTGAGAACAGCCGAACTTTTTGCGTCGTAACTTATCTACGATAAGTGACAGTCGTGGCAACCAATTATGCCCTGTGACTATCGTAGATAGTTATAAGAGCGAACCTCATAATGCAACGCAATATCGCATAATCGCTATTCGCAATAGCCTAGGTAAACGGTCATCCCGACACGACACACTAGGTCTCTCAGCACTCATCCTGTGACACTGAGTCCGAGCCACCGAAACGGCGACCCGACGACAACCACTGTAAACGACACTTTCGGAACTTGCAAGTCAATTTGCGAACAGTCATCGGCTAACCCTTGTGGCATAAGGGAAAAAAAAATAAAAAAAATTTGCCTCGCAACGACCACGCCTAGCGCACACACGACGGTTTCACCGTCACACCAGCACACGCGAAACTTGACAGGCGCATAATGCACACACGGTTTCACATCACGCATAATGCACGCACATACCTAGGCATCACGACACACACGGGTCACGCTTGGGTAGCGTGCGCACTGAATGCAGTCTATTTTCTGCCGATTATGGGGTGATTATGGTCTATAACACCTATAATTGTTGGCTAATCTCCTGCGTGCTAGGGGGGCATGGGGGGGTACGGGCGTGCGTATGTCTAAGTACTAGGGGATGGAGAGCCGATGCGTTATCGGGGATGGTTTGGGGGGTGCTATGGATACCCTTGTGTGACGGGTGGCACTAGGGGGTGGGGTGGGTTGTCCTCGCCTTATTTTACCATTTAACTTTGTTAGCCCAATAGGCTGCACTCATCGGTCCTCGTGCTATGTTGGAGGCGTGGCGTGTTTGGAATCGTTTACGCCTACTGGCGTAGGCTGCCGATTCACCTTGTTTTTTGGGTGAACCTTTTACACCTTGTTGTCCGAATCGGATTGTTTTAATTTGCCCACCCGATTTGGCTACGACAATGTGCGACTTCGTAGGGTGTGTCGGTGTGGCTTTAGGTTTGTTATATCCTGATACGCCTGCACGGGTTAGTCGGGAATCTTTCTTTGCAGCCATTTATATGCTTTCTGTATAGTTTCTATAGGGGGTAATAGGGTCAACGCTGAGAATCCAACCAAGAGGGATATGATTAATGTCTCCAACGGTTTCGGGATTAGGTAACTCACACTCAAAAATAGTACCAACAACAGTAAGGTAATGCTCCTGACATCCAACCCATACCCTGCCAATTGTCGTAGCAACGGAATCTTCTGGTTCATAATCTGCTGTAGTATGCCAACCTGAGGCTGGACTGTAGGCATCTCGCCATCGTACCCTAACCTCTTGCCATTCTGCAAGTCCATCTATCTGCCCTTGTATACTCATTGGTTGTCCACGCATTATAGTCTAGCCGTAAATCCACAGATTGTGGATTTACAATAGTCTTATCCTTTATAGGGACTATACGAACTTGCTTATCTAACGAACGCAAGTTCACAGTAATGCTTTACCCCCCCTATAATCCCCCCCGTTGTTCTAAACCCAAATTCTAGACTAACGGTCTAGTAGAACAAAACCCCTAATAGTATGGAATCAAACCACCTAGATGAACGCCAAGAAAAATACCTAAACTGGCTAGTAGTACCTGCCCCAATGAGGCAGCCTGCCACGCAGGAAGCCTATGCCAAGCAAGAAGGCGTGGACAGCGCAACCCTAAGACGCTGGCAGAAGAAACCATACTTTAAGGCTGAATGGCAAAAACGAGTGGAAGAACTCCAAGGAAGCCCCGAACGCACCCAGAAACTGATGGACACGATATACCAGCGTGCGCTCGGTGGCGACAATAAGGCAGCCCAACTGTATCTTCAGGCTACTAATAAGTTGGCTCCTCAACAGGTAAATATTACTCACACGCAGTCTTTGGCTGAAATCTCTGATAAGGACTTGGAAGAGTTAATTGCTAGCGTCGCTTCTACTGAGAAGGCTGCTAGGTTGGAATCTAATGGCTCGCCTGATTGAATGTCTTGAGTGTGGGTGTGAGTATCCTGATGATTTACGGGAATGCCCTGAATGTTGGTTTAATGATATACCCCTCAAAATTCAGCGTTTAAGAGACACGGATTAGAACGGATTACATAATAGTATGGTTCCTGCAAAACAAAATATTACAATTATGCGTGGAGATACCGAAGTCTTTAATATTACTTTGACGGATTCGGCTAGTGCTGCTATTGATTTGACTGGTAGTACCTTTTTGTCTCAGATTCGTTATGAACGAGATTCTACTACTGTTGCTGCTTCTTTTTCTTGCGCTATTACTAATGCTGCTGCTGGTCAGGTTGCTTTGACTCTTAGTTCGGCTTCTTCTGCTGGTTTGACGGCTGGAACAGCATATTGGGATTTGCAACGGACTTTGGCTGGTGTGGTAACCACTTTGGTTGCTGGAAAGTGTACTATTCTTGCTGATGTGACTCGGTAGTTATGGCTATTCGTGATATTGAAATTCAGATTGAAACTGCTGATAGTTCTCAACTGAATGTAACTTTAACCGACATTTTTGTCCAAGCAACTACCTTAACGGGTAATACTTTGTCGTCTGGGTTAATTACGGTTGTTGCTGCTGCCAATGTGGGTCCAGTTGGACCCACTGGTGCTACAGGACCAACAGGAGCAATTGGTCCTCAAGGTCTAATCGGTTTAACTGGTTCTACAGGAGCCACAGGGGCTACTGGACCTACAGGTCCTAAGGGTGACACAGGAGATACTGGTCCAATCGGTCCTACGGGGCTTACAGGTGCCACTGGAGCGACTGGAGCAATAGGTCCAACTGGTGCTACTGGACCAAAGGGAGATACTGGCGATACTGGTCCTACTGGTCCTACTGGTGCGACTGGCGCACAAGGTATCCAAGGCATTCAGGGACCTACTGGTTTAACAGGCAATACTGGACCAACTGGACCTACTGGTCCAACTGGACCTACTGGTCTTACTGGTGATACGGGTCCTACTGGTTTAACTGGACCTACTGGTCCTGTGGGAGCGACAGGTGCTACGGGACCTGCTGGTCCAATTGGTTTGACTGGTGATACAGGACCTACTGGTCCGACTGGTGCTACAGGGGCTGTAGGTGCTACAGGTGCCACTGGACCTGCTGGACCGACTGGTCCTACAGGTCCGATAGGGGCAACTGGTGCTACTGGTGGATTTAACTCTACTCAGGCAGTTAATACGCAGACAGGGACAACCTATACATTGTTGTCGTCTGATTTGGGTACAATGGTTACTTTGAACAATCCTTCACCTGTTACTGTGACTGTTGGCACTTCTCTTGGTTTTACTGCTGGTCAAAGCATTGACCTATTAGCCCTTGGGGCTGGTCAGGTTACTGTTGCTGCTGGTGGCGCAACCGTTGTTGGTACACCAGCGTTGAAACTTCGCACTCAGTATTCTTCTGCAACATTGTTTTGTATTGGTTCTAATAGTTATGTCCTTCTGGGCGATTTGAGTGCATAATGCCTATCCGACGAGGAATAGTTGCTTCAAGTATAACTTCGTTGCCTACGATAACCATTAATGCTGTCACTAACTTTAACCAAGACCGAGCCACATTCAACGCAACAGTAAATCCAAACCTACAAACAACAAGCGTTAAGTTTCAATTTAAAAAAACTGTTGATTCCACTTGGACAGATGGTTCAACACTTACTGGTTTGACTGGTGGTAGCCAAAGCGTTTACTCAAACCAAACCAGTTTACCGACTGCTGGAGTTTCCTATGATGTTCGTGCCGTAGCCACAAACGGAATAGGAACTGTTATTAGTTCTTCTACTTCATTTACTACTTGGAGTTTGAAAAATGTTGGTTGGACTTCTAACTCATCAATTACTATTCCAACCATTACCCCTACTGGTAGTTCTACTATTATTCCATCGCTATACGATATTTTTGTTGTTGGTGGTGGAGGTGGTTGTGGTAGAGGTGGTGGTGGAGGAGGACAATGCACCCTTGTTTCTTCTAGGGCGTTTATTAATTCATCCAATTTAACTGTCAGTGGAACCATAGGTGGTGGAGGTGTTTCTTTTCAAAGCGCACTTGGAAACACACCCACTGCTGGTAGTGCTTCAACTTTGTCTGGGGCTGCTTTTACTAGCATTTCTGGTGCAGGTGGTGGAGCAGCCAACTCAACAACTGGTGGCTCTTCTGGTTCTGGATTTGGTGGTGGGACAGGCAACACCATTAACGACCCTGCCCCCAAATCTATTGCCTTTACTACTGTTGGTGGTGGTGGTGGTGGTTCTGGTGGTGGTGGTGGAAACGGAAGCATTGCTGGAAACACTTTCGGAGGAACTGCATATGGTGGTAATGGTGGAATAGGCACTTTAACACAATACGGCTATTATGTTGGTGGTGGTGGAGGAGGTGGAGCAGCCAACGATGGTGGTTCTGAATTTGCTGGTTCTGCTGGTGCTGGAGGTTTCGGCAATGGTGCATCGGCTCAAGCATATAACTCACCATTTGACCCGACTTATCACCCAGACGGTTCTGCAGGCGCAATTGCTTTTAAATATTATGGACCATAAGGATAAAAAATGGAATTAACAAACTTTTCAATAGAGCAATTAAACAACTATTCAATGTGGTTTATGTTGGACAAAATTAAACAAGGACCGATATCTCTTGTCCGTAGAACACCAGCAGGAGACGAACAATTTTTAAAATTCAAATGTTTTAAAATGAACGACGGACATATTCTTTTGGGTATAAATAACTTTATTTCATTTACTGCAAAACATAATTTGTATGCTATTGCAGACGGGGTTGAAGAAGTTGTAAACATTCAAATGTTTGAAAACATAATGAATGTTTACGATGTTCCTGTTGATGGCAAAGACAAAGGTTTTTTTGTTTTTTCTGGTTCAACAGTAATTGCTCTTGAAGAAGAATGGCGTTGCGATAACACGCGTTTTGGACCTATGGGTTTTAATGTTATTGAAAATGTTGAAGAAGCATTTATTCATAGTTTTTCTGAAATACTTGTTTACGAAACAATTTTTTCTGTTGAAGGCGTAGGACATTTATTTTACATACAACACAAGAACCACGACGAACAGGGTTCTAGGTATGTAAACGCAGCAACATTGCCGTTTACTGGTTCAACAATATCTGAAGCCTTAAAATTAATTACCGAATGGGCTGTTGTTAATGAAGAACCATTTAGCAACACACAACCTATTTCTAATACTGCTAAAGAGTTTTTGAATAAACTTGATTTTGACTGGTCTCTTGTTGAATATCAAACAGATATGTATGTTGCTGAGTTTATAAAAGGAAACCCCAACGCCCGTGTGCGACCTAGTACTGTACAGCCATTAAACGCTGCTCTTGATTTGTTTATTAAAAAGAAAATGGCATATCGTTGTTTGTCTGCTTTAGTTTCTTTGTATCCCGATTCTTGGAATTTGCAAGAAATAATTGACAACGAAAAACAAGCCTTAGATTCCATCCATAATGGCGTTTTGTTTGTAGTGGAAAAAATAGATAAACCTTTTGCCGTTTATATTGTAAAACAAAACATTCAACGGACAATGGAATTACACAACAAACTAGCAACAACAGGTATTTTTTAAATATTAACTTATGGATTTACAACAATTAATTAACGAACGAGAATGGCGTTTATGCCGTGGACCAGAAAACGCAACCGTTGAACAACAACTAGAAGCGTTTGTTTACTTCTGCGAAAATTACTGGTACATTAAACACCCCGAAAAAGGGCGTATCAAATTCGCTATGCGTGAAGCACAAACAGAAACAATGGAAACTTGGATGTCTGAACGCTACAGTATTGTCTTAAAAGCACGCCAAATTGGTTTCTCCACTTTGGCTGCTGCATACGCATTTTGGTTAGTGTTTTTTCAACCTGACCGTTTTGTTGTTATGTTGAGCCGTACCGAACGAGAATCTGTTAAGTTGCTTGCTAAATCTAAATATGGTTTCAGATTTCTTCCTCAGTGGATGAAAGAACGAGGACCTAAACAAACTAGCGACCATCAGCAGAAGATGATGTTTGAGAATGAGTCTGCTATTGAATCGTTGCCTAGTGGTTCTGACCCTGCTCGTGGTGAATCTGTTTATTTAGTTATTGTTGACGAATGGGCTTTCCTTCCTAACCCTGAGGAAGCGT